TCAAACTCTGCCATGAGTAAAAAGAAGGTATTCATTCGGTTCTCTGTAGCTCCCGTAATACCATCCGTCCGAATCCTTTCGCAGATAGATGCGCTCTTCCGTGTCAATTCGGCGCATTGCTGGCTTACCGATTGCAAAACCACGACTTCGACCCTTGCCCAGCGCCAGGGATAATTTCATCTCATCCCCCGGCGCACCCTTCACACGAATCAGACCTTTTTCTTCGTCCAACTCCAGAAAGAAACGATCTGTTTCGACCTCCACCCTGTTGGATAAATAGCCACGAACACCACCGTTTGCATTCCATTTGAACCGGACGTAGGGGGCGCGACCTCTCTCCCAGTCAGGCGTCACTACATTCGTAAACCCCATCACGTAACTCCTTGCGGAGTAATGGCGCGGCGGGCGCTAACATTCTGCGCCTCCAGTTCTCCGCGCTTTAATTTAATCTTCCCACTAGCTCCGAAAACTTTGTGAATTGAGTACCCCAGCCACACCCGCTTGCAGCGCTCGAAAATGTCGTCATGTGGCACCAGGTGGGCGGCGGACTTATGGTAATAACTCCGGGTCATCCCCTGCCCTTCAGACTGGTGAATCAACACAGCGCCGTTTTCAACCAACCGCCGAACTAAGTGGTCGATGCGTACAACCCTCTCACCCACAAGGCGAGAAACTCCGACCATTGTTATCCCTGGATTTGCCATAATTACCGCCTCGCAAGCGTTGCGGAGTGGTGACGGTGCGGCCCTCATTCTGGAATCAACCCCGCTACATAACCCGGCGTTTTAATCTCGTTTTGAAGTTCTACGAACAGAGAAGACAACCAAGCTGGAGCGGCGCGGTGATTGCCGTTGCTGTCTGCCATTGGATTATTTACCCCAACAAGCTGAATCAGCGCGGCCTCAATGCGGCTCGTTTGCATGGCGGCGACCTCCTCTAGATCTGCGGCGTAATACTCCGGTGGCGGGCAGTCGTCAGCGCAAACAGTTTGGGCGGCATTCGGGCAGTGACCGCAACCACTAGCCACGGCGTCCAGGTCGCCAGCCTCAAAAGGGCGTTTAACTTCAGTGACCTGCGGGGCTGCCTTATCGTCTGGCATTTCATCGAACCACTTGACCCAGGCATCAACAAAACCTGGCGGCAAAGCCTTATCCATTGAAACATCAAAGCAACGACCCATCAGTCGGTTACGTGTAATGCCGCGTACTGTTTTTTCTTCCATGTTAAAAAGTCTCCGTTCTTACGTTTACTGCGTTTTCAACAGCTACCTGCGCGGCGGTTGACACATCCAGGCGCTGGGCCTCCTGGTTCCAGTCGGTCATGCTTTCGCGCTCTTTTTCGATGATCTTCATAGCTGCGTGGAAACGTGGGCGGGAAAGTCCGCGCCCGTTCTTAAAGATATCCAAACAGGAAGCAATGAAGCGATGTTCCGCTTCGGTCTTGCCATGTGTCTGGATACGGTCACGCAGACCGGAGGCGATGCCACGAAGCTGGATAATTTGCGCATTCTGCCCAGCAATAAAACCTTCCTTGTTGTGCAATTCGATGCGTAATGCAGCCCTTTCTTTTGATGACTGATTTAGTTGGCTGCGCAGTTCGTCAACCAGTTCTTCTAGAGCTATGGCTTTGCGGTTAAATAAATTCTTGAACATCGTTATTACCTTCCGTTGTTGTGTCTGTCTTCCCTGCGCGGCGAAACGCTGCAAATGAATAGGTTGTGTTGCGCGTGGTCGGCCTAGCCAGGTCTTCCACTGGGGCGCGGACGTGGGCGACGTTGTTGTAAAGCGCCTCCGCCTGATACCCATTGAGCCAAAAAGCTCTGTTAGGCTGTAACCGACTCACCACCCCATACCCCCTGTAGAGCGCTGATTGATGCCTGTTCGCGCTGATTTATTTCCCTGTCTAGCTCGCGGTTAGCGTGTCGATTAAATCCGGAGTCCTGGCGGTTCCACTCCCTCAAATCCTTGAGTTCTTCCAGTGACATAGCGCGAATTAACCGCATGAAAGTACCTGGCATTTCCATTTATAGATTTTCCGTTGTCAGTGCTAAAAGTTCGCGCTCTGTTCCATACGCCACGACGAATGACCGCCGCCCTGTATTCCCATGAATGGCGATTTTTCTCGCCTTCCGGTCATCAACCCGATGATGTCCCGGACACAAACAAAGAACCTCCAGCCAGCTCGCCCGCTGCGCTGCACCCTGCCCCTCCCTTATGTGATGAATCTCGCCAGGCGTGAACCACTCACCCGATTGAACGAAGCAAGCCACACACCCCAACTCCGCAACCTTGTTAACGTGTTCACGCTCCGCCTTTTTCATGCGCCGACCGTCAGCACGGCTTCAAGCGCAACCCACACAACAAACTTGAACGCGACACCAAACAGGCCCCAACCAAACACCAGAAAAGCAACCAGACCCAAGGCGTTTTTCATGTCTTAACCCTCACCAGAAAGGCACCGCGCCCCGTTATGTCCTGCGCCCAGGGTAGCTTCCTTGCCCCCCATCGGCGGCGGTCATAACTCACTTTGCAAGGGGCCGGGTCCGTCAGGTCGTAACGGATCACCCCATGGGCCGTGGACTTCTGAACCTGGTAACCGACCCGCAAACCAACCTCACTTGCTCCCATCCGACAGCCGTACACCCGTGCAACAGGCACCCCGTTTCGCAGTACCACGGCAATCCTTGACCTTTTATTTATTCCCTGCACTTGTAATCATTCCCTTCACTGCGTTGCGTAGAGCGTCAATGCTCACTTCAAATGTGTTGCACCAGTTGGTGAACTCCGTTTTTTTCCCCAGCAACAGGCCGGACAACGTGGCCTGCTCGCGTATGGTTAGCGGGCGAGCACGAAACTTGTTTTCTTCAGTTTTATGCATTCTGACCTTTGCCTTGATGCGATCCAGTGAGACACCGTAATCAAAACAAGACCTGCGGAATTCGCGGTCATGGAAGCCTAAAAAAGTCAGTAAGGCTTCGCGTTCGGCTTTCTTTAACATTGATACTGCTCCTTAAACGTCAATTCATTCGCGGCAAGTAACCACGCATCCCCCCAGCCCTGCGGGTCGCGGCGCATTAAACGCACCGCCGCCCGTTCGAATCGCTCCAGTTGCTCACGGCTGCAATGCCCGAACTGGAGGAAGTACCGATTCATGCAAAATAGGCCCACTGCTGGCGGCAACTCACGCATGCATCCACATACACAGCGCCACACTCTTCGGGCGGGTAAGTCACGAAACCGCCGAACCACAACCCCAGCGCAGTCTCCTTCAGAGCCTTGAAGTCCTCGCCAAACTTCTCTTTCACTCCCGACCCAATGGACTTCAGACGTTGGGATTCGGTGTACTCGTCGTAACCGCAATCACTCACTTGCTGGCGCTCATCAATAATCAGGTCAATGGCGGCGTCAATTTCCAGTGCTTCAGCGTGGGCCGCTTCAACCTCACCCATTGCAATCAGTTGAGCGGATACGCGCTGAAGGTCAGCAACAATCGCATTCTTGCGTTTGTAATTTGTTGGGAAGTCGTACACAGCAGCCAAACCCAGAACCTGCACGGTGCAATTCCATTCCGTCAGTGTGTCCGCCATTGTTTTGCTGTTGATTTCTTTGGTCAGGTCGTTAGCCAGGGCAATCAATGTGATTCGTGCTGCTGCGTTCATTTTCTCATTCCTATACGAGACTGTACCCATACGGTACTGCGCGGAATGAATATTAAAACGAGATAAGGCATTGTGTCTTGAGGTTTTAGTGCTATTTACACTTATATGTATAAGAGACTATTTATGTAAAGAAAAAGGACTCCGTAGAGTCCTTATTTATTATGTGGTTTCACGCTTTGTTTTTTGTAACACCTTGAAGACAGTGCTCCGCCCCATCCCAAGCGTTTTTACAATATCCTCAATTTTCCAACCTGCATTTCTCAGTTCGATTACCTGGCGGTGTTTTTCGTGGTTCGCCTGCTTACCTGGATAGCGCCCCAACTCTTTAGCCTTGCGTATACCTTCAGTCTGTCGGCGTCGACGATCCTCGTAATCCTTGCGGGCTATTGCTGCGAGCATATCCAGCAATAAAGAGTTAATTAACTCCATCATTCTCCCGCTGAAGTCGTCCGTCGTGGCGTTGACCATTGCCCAAGAGGTAGGAAGGTCCAAGGCCACTATCTTCACCCCCTTATCGGAAATGATGCGGCGGAGTTTTTCCCAGTCGGCGGTTCTCATGCGGGAAAGGCGGTCGACCTGTTCCAGTAGGATAACGTCGCCTGGTTCGCAATTTTCCAGCATTCGGAAAAGCTCAGGCCTGTCCAGTACCGCGCCGCTTTCATTTTCCACGTACCAACCAGAAATTCGAAAGCCCTGGGATTTTGCAAAATCCTTCAGGGCCTTTTCTGCCCGCATTGCGTCCTGCTCTTTCGTTGATGCTCTCATGTACGCATTAATAACCATCGTCATGATAAAAAGTCTCCTTTATCTGGGTAACATTGATACACGGTCCAATATACAACAAACCGCCTTTATCATGTGGACTAAAGGCGGTTCTTTTTAAATGGGTCTATTAGGCATACCTAAAGCGGACTGTTCACCTCATCGCTTAACCACTCGTTGCGCTTGTCCTTCCGAATTGTCGTCGTGGTTAATGACCGTCCCGTCATCACAGATTGTCAGGGCATCGCCCGCTAACCAAAACATCACATCACCCGCGCTGTAACTGTCGAAGTCGATAAGGTGTCCTGAGTCGGTAGAGATCCAAGCGCCGTCCTGGTCGACTTTTTTAACAAACACCTCGCCGACACACTGTTTTGCACTTGCGCCACCAGCAACGGACGCTAACAGCAATCCCATAATTAATTTTTTCATTTCTTCCGTGCTCTGTTTTCCATTTCAATCCCGATGAAAAGACTACCCCAGCCCCAGACCCCAGCAATCACGCACAAAGCAGCAAATGTGACCGCGACCGCTTTCAGTAAAAACCAAACATCGATATACATTTACCGCCCCGACCCATAAAAAAAGAGGAGACTCAATATATAGAGACTCCCTTCTTTGTCTTTATGCTTATCGTGCTAAACGAGGCTTTGCTACATTGGACCAACTGCGGGGACAACCCTTGCTGCGGCGGTCGCGGCCTCCTCCGCCAGCTTGCGGGCTTCGGTTACCTCCATTCGCGCCACCAGCGCAGAATGCTGCGCCTCAGTGATTACCCCGATTTCTAACAGTTCGGTGTAAACGTCACGACGTACCATTGTGTTAGCGTCGTGTCGGTGCCATGCCGCGTTATTGCCGGAATACGACGTTCTGATAGTGATTGAGCCTGTCGTGTCGTTGGTTACCATTTGCGTGGCAAAGGAGCCACCAACCCAGGATAAAAACGTACCGTATCCGCCACCAGGCGAGGCATTACCAATGCCGTTTCCGTCGTCGTATTGCCTCACCTCCATATAGCCATTGGCACGAACCGACCCAGGGTCGTTAATGTAGCTAATGCCGTTATAGTCAATGTACGCCGTGTTTCCGGCGTAATGTGCGTGGCCTGCCCGCCATGCGCCCCAAGTTCCGTCGTCGCCATTTCGCCACCTGGCGTACTGGCACCCCGAAACATAGCCGCTGTACGGCATCATAGTCTGGTGTTGATAGCCGCCGTTTAACGTGCCATACGTTGAGAGAACCCCGTTTAAACCAATGCCGTTATATGTGCCCGCATACATAAAGATTGATGCGTTAATGGGTGCGGTGTTTGCGTCGGTTCCAAACTGGTTGCCCCCGCCGTCAGTGCGCAGTGCGTAGGGAAGCAATGAAACAAACGGGTCGCCCAGTTGCGCCAACCCTGTAAGCTGCTGCGCCTGCCCACCGTCAGTGAAATACAGCTTCTTGCCGGAGTGACTCACAAAGCCATTGGATTGACAGCAAAGTGTTGCCCCAATATCCGACCAGATGGCGACACTATTCGAAGCGTCAGGCACCCCGACGCCGCCCTGATATCCCGCGTCCAGTGAACCCCAAAACCGAATGTAATTGGCTTGCGCGGCGTCAGCTTGCTCCAGTTGCAGGCCAAAGGATTTATCCGCCGCCGTCCTGATAACAATCGTTCCCTTGATGTATTTATACCCATTAGGGCGCTCGTTCATCAGTGAGACAATGGCGGTTTGCGCCTGCTCAATTTTGGTTAGCTCCGCTTCGATAAGCTTTGCGAACTCGTGACGGTTTGCGGGTACGTTGATTCGCGGGGCGCGGTACACCTGCGGCGCGGCTTTTGTCACCTGGCTTTCGGTATTGGTTGCGGTAGCGGCTGCGGCGCGGGTCGCGGCGTCCAGTTTCTGGCGGCGCTTGCTTTCTTCTGGTGTCATTCGCCCGAATCCTCGTGATAGATAGTCAATGCGGAAGGAATGGCACCACGTCCGAATAACTCCATTCTAAAGGCGTGGCATTGCCCTTCGGTCATCCATGTTTGGCGGCGCTCATCCACCAGCGACGCGAGGTCTTGTCTTTCCCAGTAGTATCCCGCGTCGGGTGATTCCGCGCCTGCGGTGGAAATAGACAGGGCATCAGCGCCGCGCCCGCGCAGCTCCGTTTTTGTGATGATTTGGCGCAACCCGTCGTTTAGGTCGATGGCCTTTCGCTCGATGTAGCAATGAAGGTCTTGCTCTTGCATTGCCCAGGTGCTTCCACTGAAAACGTGACGGCTTTCTTTGTAGCCGTTGTTTAGGTAGTAAATGCCGCCCGCCGCACAACTCCCAACCATAGCGCCCTGCGCGATTTTCAATTGCCCGCCGCCCCATTCTTCGGTGTCAGCGTCCCAGGCGTACGCGGCATCGTCCCAGCGTTCGGCGGACTCATCGCCAGGCGCAAGCGGGACAATAGCGGCGTCATAGATATAGGGCAGGGATTTTCGCCCCCACGTTTCAGCAATGTAGTTATATGTGAGGCACTGGGTTTTAGCGCAATCGTCCGCGAGTTGGTCGGTGCCTTTGGTCATTACCCATACTTCGTTAAGCTCTGGATAGTTGACCACGCGAACCGCGCCAGGCATTGGATTTACTACCACCTCTGCGAGCCAGTCACGAACAACACCCTCCGCCAGTGATTCCCAGCGCACGGAGTCATGACGCACAAAATCATTGCCCGTGAAAATGTAGTTATAGCCTTTGGCGTTGACCGCGCAAGAAAGGTCTTGCGCCCCAAGGTCGGAGTAAATGCGCTTGACGATAAACGGGCTGTTAGCGTTGCCGGAGGGCGTAAGGGCGAAGGTTTCGCGCTCCGTGTAAACGTAGAGCGTCCCGCCATTGTCGCAAGCGTCAATGATTTGTGAGTCGGTGCCTAAATCCATCCAGCCCGCGATTCCGTCAATCGTGGCGGCGGCATACTCAGGAGGTACGCGGTTAGCGGCTGTGTCGTCCCAGTTAATCGGGAAGGCGTTCTGCTGCGTGAATCCAGACCAGCGAACGCGGGCGGGGTACGGCTGCGAAATCCCCGCACCGTCCTCTTCGACCGTGTTAAGCATTAACAGGCGGTTGCCGAAGGCTACCATTTTGCGGCATGACCACTCGCGGGTAACAACAACCTGGTCACCTCCGGTCTGCTCGCCAAAGCCTGGCAGCGTGCTGAATGTCGTCCAATCGTACTGTTTGCCCTGCGGCGCTTGTCCAGCCATGCCGAAAAACGGGCAATTGTTAATTTGGCCTTTGTACATTGTCCAAGGCGTTTGAGGCCATGCGACGTGTGACAGGTATTTGTAATCCGGTGTATCCATGTTCTGGACATAGAACGACACAACCACCTCTTGCGTTTCAGTTGTGGCGGCGTGGCACGTGTACACCTGGCGGGCTTTGGCGCTGTATGCGTCAAATAAAATTGGCTGCACCAGATAGGCGGCATGGCTCTGCGCCGTGGCGGTCACGTCCGTTTGGTAATACGGCTCTTTTTTGCTGCCTAAGCACTGCTCAATCTCACGACCTGCAAAGCGGACGTTCAGGGCGTCGGTTAGTGCGTTGAGCGGCATTTCTACGGGGTCGGCGTCAAACACAATCCCGACCGCACCCAGTTTATTAATCATTGTTTTCATGATTCACCTGATAAAAAAGCGCCCGAAGGCGCTGTGGTTTATGCGATGCGTTCCCAGATGTAGTAACCGGTTCGCGGTGGCATAAAGGCGTCACCTGCTGCGTCAGTGCCTGCGCCGACTGTGATTGTGCCTGTTACGTCGTGGCTGTGGTCACCCGCCGCCCCCGTCCAATCCGCCAACATCCCGCCATTGCTGGACGATGACCCCTGAATGGTTTGCATCCCCTCCTGGTCTGAAGGGTTCGCGGGCATTTGGTGGCTGTGACTACCGCCGCCGCCCGTAGCCAAATCCCATGTTGGGGTGTGCGCGATAATGTGCGACGGGTGAACGCGAACGAATCCGGCGTTCCATCCGGCGTTAGTGTGAATCGGTGCGCCGTAGGTATCCGTCGTGTCACCAATTCCGCAAATCATGCCGTGCTTATGCTCCCAGGTGCCAAAGCCCAGCCAGGCGAACGGGCTGTTTGAGTTGGTCGTGATAATGACGGAGCCGACGGGGTAAAACAGGTTAATGACCTGACCCCAGTTGATTAGCGTTGCGTTCGCTACCGTAGACATATGTTGCGCAGTGTGAGAGCCGCCCAGCATTGGCACATAGTTGTCATTGGCCTCGTTGGTTACGCTAAATTGCTCTGGCACCCCCTCCGCTGCGGCGTAGTAGCGGATTTGCCGCCCGATTTTAGTCAGGTTGCTAAACGGCGCATCAAGCGCAACGTCAGCCTGCGGAAAGGTGTTTTGAAGCACCTGCTTAATGATTCGCAAATGGTCGTCGCCGTCGCGCTGCGGGTCGGTGGCTAAAGGCCATTCGGGGACTAAATCGGAAATCAGCACGGGGCTAGTTTCTAATGGCATCTTGTTTACCCTCTAGGCGGTCAAGACGTTTTTCAGTGTCGGCGTTAACTAGCTCTTGCGCTGCGGTTGAAAGCTCCAGCTTTGTGAGTAGTTTTTGGTTTTCCTTTCCGGTTGCGCCGTTCTCTTCGATTGTTTTAGCAATGGCATCGACCCGCTCGCCGTAGCGCCCCAGCGTTCCCGCCATTGTGAGCATAGAGATAACGACGCCGGAGCCGACAAGGGTTAATAGCCAGTGAGGTTTAGAAGGTGCGGATTCCTGCGACATTCTGCACCCCCGCGCCACTCTTGAATTTCTCGAATTGCATGTTCAAATTGCTGATTTCCGTAGCGGCGAGGCCTGCCCAAGCTTGCGCGGCCTTGCTGTCGCGGGTGAACACACCCAATACAGAGAGCGCCTGCCATAACAAGGCGTTTTCGGCTTCTTTGGTGTAGGCGTTTTCTTGCTGCATATCGGCGAGGCGCTGCGGCTTGTTCCATCCGGTCAAGTCGATTAATGCGGGGGCGACGATTTCCATGTTTGCGCCAACGATGGCATAAGCGCGGGACTCATCCACCAGCAACCGCCGTTGTACGATTTCGTCATAGCCCATCAATAGCCCGACCTGCCCATTAATGAGGACTTGCTCAAGCTCCATAATGGTTAGGGGAATTGACAGGCCGTCAGCGTTTACTTGCTTCGTGACGGTCATAGACGGAACGCGAAGGTTCCCATCCAGATGCGTTTCGGCTGCTCGAATGAACGCGGGGATTTGCGCCAGTGTCTTCTGGTCTGTTCGACCGGAAAACGCCTGGACCGCTTTCTTTAACTCTGCGTAAGTTGTAGGCATGGTCTACCTCGAAATCTAAGCCAGCCCGAAAGCCAGCTTTTTCCAGTGCCGAAATTAGGCGTATTTCAGTGTCTTTTTTTCGCTACGAAGCACCGAACAAATGCGGCGAATAACCTCGCCTTCTGGCGTGTCGGGAGTTGGTCGCCCGGTAAGAACCATGACGATATAGTCCACAATTTTCCCCTGGTCTTCAGGCTGAAGCGCATCCCACTCTGGCTGGGGTTCTTTGGTCAACGCTTCGCGTAGGGCGGTTACGCCTGCGTAGCAAATCTGGGCAATGGTTGAAACTTCGAGGGATAGTTTTGCGGTCACTTGCGGATTCCTTATCACAAAAAAGGGCGCGTCATGCGCCCTTGTGGGTTATTTGGCTTTTTTTGCCTTCTTTGGCGCTTTCGCTTCAGTTGCCATCACTGGTTGGTAATGACTCGCCATTACTGGAGGCGTTAGTGCTGTTTCAACACTCGCCATCATTACCGCAGTGACCGTTAAGGTCGCTTGCCCGCTTACGTTATTAGCAAGGCTGTCGGTGACTGACATCGTTACTGCGTAACTACCCGCCGCCGTTGGGGTTCCAGTAATCGCGCCCGTTTGCGCGTTAATGGTTAGGCCCAATGCGCCGCCACTTGCCGTCATGCTCCATACTTTAGAGTAGGAGCCATCGTCGGCATCAACCAGTGTTGCCACTGCTGTTTGGTTGTAGGCGGTTCCAACCGTTGCGCTTGTCAGGGCTGCAACGGTCACGGTTTTAATTACGCTGCCACGAAAGGGACGATTGCTGCGGACGACCATGGGTTACGGTGTCGTAGACCTAAGTCGACGTGCATCACCAACTTTTTAAAGTCACCCTGCTTGCCTGCAACGTCAGTGATAGGAGCGCGAAAAAGTGGGGATTCCCAGTCCTTGCTGTTGAACAGATAAACGGTGTTTGCTGGCATATGGCGGTTGTAGATAACGCGGACAGTTTGGCCCAGTGCGTCGGTAATGGTATTTACCTCAACAGTGATTTTGGTCGCGTTGTCACCTTCGAACATACGAAGACGGCTAGTCCCTTCCATTGCGCCGGAGATCACATCAGACATAGTTTCGGAACACATCAAGACTTCAGGCTTGCCGCCAGTGGTCCACAGAGCCGCCATGCCCGCGAAAATTTCAACAAGCGTTGGCTTTGCGCCTGCGGCTTCGATGTAAGTCACGGTGCCTGTCAGCGGATCACCTTCAATAGTAACGCCGCCATCAATAGAGGAAATCATAGACGCATAACCGCCCAGTTTGCGTGGAGAAACACCTTTGACTTCGGCTTTGGTAGCGCCGTTATTTAGGAATGAGTGCTCAATATCACGCTTCAGTTCTGAGGCTTTTTTAGTGGTCTGGTACTCAGATTCTTTACCGCGACCCCATGCGGCCTGGGCGTCAGCGTCGCCAGTTACCAGAACGGCCTTGCCCATTTTTTGCGTATAACCGACCATAGGAATGGTTGGCGCGAAAGTGTCGTCCAAGTCGTTGAAGTTGAAACCTTCAAACAGAGCGTTATTCGGGTCTACTGGTGCGTCGCTATCAGTCTGCCATTCGAATTTGGCGTTGCCCGTTGCCGCCTTTCCAATCATTGCCTGGAATGGATATTCATCGGGGGAAATATTAGAGATCCAATCGGCAAAGGATTGTTTGACGCCGTTAAGTTCGTAGGAATTGAGTTGTGGCATTTTTTAAGGCTTCCATTTGATACTAAAAAGAGCGCTCCATTCCTTGCGCCTTTTGTGCTGCTTTTTAGTTAACAGGATTTTGTGCCACCATGTAAAACCATGACAGCACAAAAAGCTAACTACTGACTTGAATCCACCCCCAATAGTGCCTCGATATCATCCACTAAATCAGGGTTCTGGTTTGCAACCACCAGCAAGCGGATAACGTTCTGGGCGTATTCTGGGTCCGTTGCTGTACTGGTCAGGAATCGTTTTGCGGCGGCTGCAAATTCTGGATTCGTCAGGGCCTTCGCCGCCATCCGGTCAAAGACAAGGCCAGATACAATCTGCTTGCCCATATCCACTGTAGAACGGTCCAGGAATCGGCGCGGGTTGTTCATGATGTGGGTTGCGCTGTTCGAATGGTTTCCCGCTGCGTAATACATTTTCATGCGATCGGAAATCAAAGCGAGGTCAGCAAGGTCGCCGGAATGACCAGCCCCAACCAACTCCCCAATGCCGTCTTTTTCCAGCTTGTTCCAGTTCGTCAGGAATCTGGCTGCACTGAATTGCGCGCCCTCGCTTCCTGCGGTCCCTGCGGATTCGCGCCCAGCACGGAGGATGTATTCACCTTTGATTTTACCTCTCACCCCTTCAGGCATAAGCGATAGCAACAGCTTCAGCTTATCCACTCCCAGCCCGCCGATATTGTTGGCGCTCGCTTTACCAAAGATTGCAGCATACAAAGCGCCATCACCTTGCGTGTCAAACAGTCGGCTGAGTCCCTTTTCATTCTGGGCAAACTTCGCCCATTCTTCCGTTGCCTTGTTGTATCTGGCGTACACCCCAAAGGCGGCGCGGTCATTTAGTTGTTGGCGAATGTCGCCATCAATGGCGCTGCGGAGTCGCAATAACTGCTGCTCGTCGGCTTTCTTCAGGCCCATGCCCAGGTCAATCAGCATGTTATCAATAGCCATTTTTGCACCAATAGCCCCCTCTAGTGTCATGCCGTCTTTTGCTTGTTCATTCAACATCTTACTAACACTGCGGAGTTCGGGCGCGACCAACATTTTAGCCATTGCTTTGTTATCACGGGCCACACGGGTCAGTTCGTGGATTGCTTCACGCACCTGCGGCATTTGGATGCGGAAATTACCTGCGGCGCGATAAACGTCCTGATAATTTCGGGTCCCGGCGTCGCGCCCCTCTTTCAGGAAGTTTTCCCAGGCTTCACGGATTGATGCGCCAGTCTCCTGCGGGGTTGCGTCAGCACGTGCACCAACGGCCTTGACCAAATTGTCATGGAATTTTTGGAGCGCCTCCTGGTTTGCGTCGTTGAATCGGCGCATGGTTCCGCCGCCCATCGCCGTCCCTTCCAATGCTCGTTCTCTGGTTAATGCGAATTTGTTTTTGGTCTTCATACCGTATGACGGTGTAAAGCCTTCAACATTCGCCGCCGCAAGGTCTAATTGCCCATCGTCTGCACCGCGCATTTTGCGGGCGATAGCCGCCGCCCATTTCGGAATCATAGCGTTTAAACCGACATTTAATCCCGCATCGACTCCGGTCTGAGTCAGGCTAATTTCCCCTGTATCTGCCAGTTGAGCACCCAATGACGACGCCACACCATCCGCCGCCCACATCCCGTATTTATTGCCAATCTTCCTAACCACTGGAGCGGCAAGGCGCGAAGCCCCCACACCACCAGCCAGCGCTGGCGCAAGGTCGCCCGTCAATTCACCAGCCTTGAACGCCAGGGAATTGCGGGTTTTGACGCCATCGGCAAGGCGGGACGGTTCGTAGGTCCCGTCACCAATACCAAACTGGTTACCCAGCCAACTGAATCCTGATTTTAAATGGTTCGCTCCCGTATCAATTGCGGTGTATAGGGACTTGTCGAAACCGTCGCTGAAGTCTTCAACCATGCCCGTTTCTTTCGGCAACGGTTTAAACTTCGGGGCGGACTCAATTTCCTTAATCCAGGCTGCGATTGCTTTTGCATCTTCAGTGTTTCCAGCTTCGTGGGCTGCTGCCAGCATCTTCCAAAGTTCTTCTACGGTTGGCATCACTTCAGCTCCCCATAGGTTTCCATAAGCTGTTGCTTATAAGACATATTCGGATTACCCGCCTTGTCTGTTGCTGGCATTTCTTGCGCCTGCTGCTGGCGCGACGATCCAGACAACTTCGACACATCTTGTCCGCCCAAATAGGCCATTGGTTCCAAAATACCACCAGCCTCCGCTTCAGAGTCCGCACCACGGCCCCGCATGAATTCAAACTTCTGTTGGATTACCTCCGCCTCATCGCCATAAAGGGGCATGTATTGGGCGCGAGCAATCTCCCACTCGTTTTCTGTTACGGCTGCGCCGGAGTCTTTGCGGACGATAGCGGCAATAACATCTGAGAGGGCGTTAACGTAGCGTTGTTCGCTGGCATCCAGTCCCATTGATGCAATTGAACCAGTCCCGATTGCTTTTGTAATCTCTCCCACGCGTCCTGGGTCGATTTGCCCTTGTAGAGACTCCACCACATCCAGCCCACGGTAAATACGGTTTGCGAACGCCGCGGCTTTGCGCTGCCCGTCCGTTGCTTTCATCATGGCCTTTTGCGCCTGTTGACGGGCGTTAGGTGCGGATGGGTCGAACATTACGGGGTTTCGCTGCGCCAGTGCCATGCGGTTGCGGGCGTCCAAGCTCTCACGACGGAAAGACATTGTTTCCCCGTGGATTTGTTCGCGCTGGCTGCGGTTCGCGGCCTGGTTATATTCGCGGGACCGTAGGGACTCGTCGCGGTAGTCACTGTTTTCGTCAAAGCGGCGTTGGCCTTCAATAAAGTTACGGTCACTTGTTCGGGTCTGCTCTTTGAATCGGCGCTCACTAAGCATGTCGTCGCGCTCCTGATTCAGGATTTCCTGATTACCGTCTTCGTAGTAAGCCAGAATTGCCTGGGCGGAGTAACCCTTCTTCGCCATGTCCGGTACATGCTCCCCACGCTTGCGCAGTGCGTGTCCGTAGTCATGAATAGCAATGGCTCCAAGCAAGCCACCAGTAAGCGCCGCGCCAGCGTCTTTGGTCGTTAGACCAACAATCAGGGCGGTCATGAATGAACCAACCCACATTTGTTTGTTGATTTCCTTCGGGGTCGGCGGGGTAACAAGGTCCTTTGGTCTTGCGGCGTCCCAGGCGCTTTCATCCTGATAAAATGGCGGTAAGGTGCTTGTCAGTTGGCTGTCGACAAGCTGGAGCGGTTGCGCGGCCTGGACGTTCGATAACGCGTCTTCAGTCTGTAATTGTTGGTCTAATTCCGTTTTCATTCGTCACCCCCTGCGACCTTGTTACTTTTTGACGCCTTTTCTACGGCTTCAGCGAAAGTTGTGGCCGTTTTTGCTGCCCCGGTGATCTTGCCCCCTTGCCATGCCTCTTCAAACGATTCTAGAGCGAACTGATAAAGGATTTCCTTTGCTCGTTGCGTTGAGATTTCCCCAGACATTGCCTTATCAATTGTTTCCTGAATGTATGGGTCCAGGTGTTCCGCTTTGTACTTGAACGCGGGGTAAGACTCGACAAGTCGCTCCGGCGACATTGAGCCTTCAAAATTCATGTAATGCGGCTGTTCGTAAGCTGGCGTTGGCTTTTGATGCCAGGTCACGCCGTCCGCGTTGGGGTTGTAGCCAGGGCGATAACCTTCCTGCGCTGCCCATTCGCGTTTCACTGGGTCGTTAATAGCTTCGGCGGATGGGGCCGCCTTAATGCGCCCCGCCAGGTCATCATACTGGGCAAACATTGCCCCGAATTGTTCGCGCATTCTCAAAAGAGGTTACTCCACTGATTCAGGTTATCTAATGGGGATTGACTTGCAGCCTTGCCAATCATTTGCGGAACTTGCATGGCGCTTGACGCATTGCCCGCAACGGGTTTTGCGCTGGCACTGGCTGTTGGGCCGCGACCACTGCCCGCCTTTTGTCCGGTTACCTTCAGAATCTGGGGCAAGGCATTTTGTAGGCCCTTGCTCCACCACTCGCCGGAGGAGGTCGCCGCCGTCGTCGCGCGTGGGTCCGCCACAACTTCCCCGACCGCCTCGCCAATACCAACCGCCTCCATTGCTCCAGTAAACCAACTCGCCATGCCCATCAGAACCACCCATTTTGTTTATCAGTTTCGGTTTCGGTGCTGCTTTCGGTCTTCAGTCCCGCGCCCGGCATTGTCACCGCCATAAGCGCCGCCATATCAATCCATTCTAAATTGCTGTTAATCATGTCGTTTTTACGGTTGTTATCCAGAACACTCTGGTTGTAGAACATCTCAAACAGACCCGCGTTAAACATGTTTTTAGTACCGGAGGAAATCAGATCACCACCAGCGCCCGCAATACCTTTGCCCGTTTGTAGCAGGTTTTGATTCAAGCCCAGCGCGGCGGAAAGTGCGTCCGTAGTCAGGCCGATGGCACCGCCCAGCACATCCGCCTGCATCCCGGCAATTCCAGCGGTCATGGCGTTCGCACCACTAGCAAGAATTGCGTTCGTAGAGTTTTCGGCGTTGCTGCTATTCATCACTGCGCCGTTACTCATTGTGCTTTGTGCGGAGGTTCCGAAGGCCGCGCCCATGCTCGCGTAAACATCATCCTGAATTGCAGCGGCCTGGCTTTCCATGAACGGGCTGGCGGCCCCCATGATGCCGGACACACCACTAGCGAAAGCCTCTTTCGTTCCGCCGTTTAATGCGCCCTGCATCCAGGCGATAGAGTCGGACATAAGCCCGCCCCCTTTCTGGACTAACGATTTACCCGCATCAATAGCCCCGCCGTTCCCATAGGACTCCAGCGCTTTTTGCATCGCTGGCGGCATTTCGGCAATGATGGATTCTTTGTAATCAATCGTGGGATTCGACTCGATAAAATCAATCATGACCGGACTGAGATACTCATACAGCCAGCTTTCGTTGCTGCTGCTACTGTTACTGCTGCTGTCGCTGTTTGCCCTTGCCATTACTTACCACCCCACAGGGATTGCATCCATTCACTGCTGCCCGCCTGCGCGGTTTCCTTGACCTTCGGCGGAGTTGCAGCCGTGGTCCCCTTTCCGGTCTTAATGACCTTTTTGGTCTGCTGCTGAAGTTTTGCCGCTGCGGTTTCGCGCTGGCTGCGGTAGGCGTAGGCATCCTTCAAGATTTCCATAAATGCTGGACTTACCACGTCCGCAAATTGGTCCATATTCATGACACCTTGAACAATGCCCTGGGCCTGCTTCATGTTGTCAGCGGTCCATCCGCGTTTTACTAATTGCGTTGCGACGTTCGCGGCGTTCTGGCGGCGGGCGTTGCTTAATGCCTGCTGGCGTTTCGCTTCAGTCTGCTGGGCTGCGGCTTCTAACATGCCTTTGCGGGTCTGGGCCTGCTGCAATGATTGGTGGGCTAACTGGTAATCCTGCGCATTGAGTTGCCCGGACGCCAGCGCCCGCTGTAGCTCCTCAATTTGCTTGTCTGTTTCAGTGACCGCCATCGCCTGAAATCGGGCGGCCTGGTCGTGAAACTGTTTAATGTTGTCCACAAGTGGCGCAATGGACTGGCTGAAAGCTTCGTTTGTGTTGTGGTGCTTCAGTGCTGCGGTTACTTGCTCCGCTGTGTACTCTGCGCCGTCGAACTGGTAGATGCTTTCGCCGTTGCCAGCGCTGCTCTCATCCCCTGGGCTAAGGTCGGATTGACTAGCGTCGTCAGTTGTTTTGTCTGGCTGTTGTGCTTCGCTGCGGTTTTCGTCGCCTTCGTTGACTTCTGGCGCTGGCGTTGCATCTCGAAAGAGGGCCGCAACGTCGAAGGCGGTAGACTGGCTGGATACATTCGGCTGATTGTCATTTTGAACTGTCACTTAAAGCGCTCCTTTGGTGGGTAAGTGGCCCGAATCCGTGGGCCGTCTTTTTTAGCAAATCACAAAATTACTCTGTTGTGCGAGTCTGAGCGGCTTCCTCTTCGTCGTTGTTATCTTCGATTACCTTTGCGGCCTCCAGTGTCTGGGCCTTGTTTGTCGCGTCGATATCAGCCACCAGCTTCAGCTTGTCCAGGTCGATTCCCTCCATAATCTCCTCAATTTCAGCCAGGACTTTAGCCGCTTCGTTCAATTTTTTCTGAGTGTCAGCGGTACTGTCCTGAACCTTCGCTTCCGCAAGCTTCGTTGTCGCAATGGCGTGGCGTAGTTGGCAAAGCGCCATGACCGCCTGCAACTTCTGTTGTTGCTCTGAAGGTTTCGGCATCTCTGAAGGCGGCGTAATGTATCGGGACACGTCTTCGCCATTGGTCACGGCGCGGAGGTAGTCGGCGAAAATCGTGTATTTGTTTTCCTCCGTGAAGTTCGCGGGCAAGGTTCCTGTCTGGGCTGCGGACTGATAGCACTGGAGCACGTTTAACGCGGCGTTAGCCCGATCACCTGCGGACTTGATGTCCACCTTCAGCCCGATGTCGTCACGAAGAACCTTAAACGGGATGGACTGCCCTTCGATATCAAGAACGGACCCAATTTCCTGCGCAACCAACAAGAAAATTCGGTAAGCAGGTTTGACGAATGTTTCCGCAAACACCTTTGCAATGCTGTTTTCGTTAATCTCGTCTTTTGCCTGGGTCAGCGCGATAGCCACGCCGGACTGTTGAACCTTTTGGGCTGCTTCCGCTGCTGATTGACCCGCACTACCCAACCGAGCGGCCTCAACATCATTCTGAAACTCACCCGCTAAAATCTGCATAGCTTGCGGGACGTCTGGAGTTGGTAAGCGGTTAATGCTGCCCTTCTGTTTGGTCAAGTACACCTTGCCTGGCTGCGTTCTATCGTTGAGCGCTGCTTTTGCCTGCGGGGTCAGCATACTGTCGACAATTTCAACGTCAGGATAAGCCGCGAAGTCTGCGCTACGCTGGATAGAGCGGCGGGCGCGGGTCGTGTTTTCCTGCGCTGATTTGGTGCGATCATACAAGCTTTCACCGTGGGCGCTGTTAGGGACAACGGACATTGCCCCCCAGATTAACGGGCAATATGGCACCTCTTCGTGCATCACGTAGGCGCTGTCAGTAGTCACAACGTGGTAAAGCTTTTCATCTGCGGAGTTGTAACACCCGCGCCAGTAGTGGTGAAACACGGTAATGATGTTGTTTAGCTCTTCCGAAGCACACACCGCCATTTCTTCCGTTGCCTGCGCATTAAGGTTTCCAGTGACTAACATCGACGTGTCGAGGCTGCGCCCGTTGTTGGTGTCCACATCGTTAGCGTTCACGACAGTTTCACGCTTATAGCCGCGTTTGATTGCTGCGGCATTGGTCAGCTCTTCCGCATAGGCGCAATAGTTAGCGGTCTGCGGACAAACAGCGCGGGGCGACAAAAAGAAATCCTTGAACGGAATCAGGTCAATTACTGGAAACTTGAACGTGTGAACACCTTGCTGCCAGCCAGTTGCGGTTGGGCCATCTTCTCCGTCTTCAAATTTCAGACTCGACTCAATGCTATAACCTGCGGTTTCCAACATTTTTTGGTCTGTCAGAACTTGCTGGGCGGGTGCGACGTCGTAGGTGTATTTTTCTGACTTTGTTACCTTTTCGTCATAGCCAACCAACCCTGCCTGATTGCCACTAATCAGGACCTCTTTCAGCGCCAAATAAATCTTAATTTCCCAGTCAGCAATCCCCAGCGCCATAGCGTGAACAGCGCGGGTTACGGCTGAAGCTAGTTTGTTTTCGGACTTCGCGTCCTTTGTGAAAGCCACTGGCGCTTTCTGGTCATCGGTAAAGATAGCCACCAGCGAAGGATGGACGGATTCAAAAGATTCCATCATTACCTGCCGGGCGGCAACGTCACCAGGAGCCAGGATTTCCGGTAATTCCCCGCGATAGAATCCCCATGCTTTGGCGTAGCGGTCCGCCAGTTCGGTTTGGCGGGTTACGGCTGCGTCTTTGTGGCGCATCACTTCGGTGTAAAGTTCTTGTTTGTTCATCCTGCAAAAGCTCCCATTGCTTGCGCGTAATCGTTGATTGCTGCGTATGCGACGTCCTGTCGTTTCTTGCGTTTGGCGCTGCTCATCGCTTCGCCGTCGTCCCTAACCCGTATCGCTGCAATTCGCATTGCGTCCAGGAAATGGTTGTTTTTGTCTGCGGGGATGGTCCGTTGACCACGCTTAACCCATTGGTAAAGCTGAAATTCCTTGAGCAAGCCTAGGCAGTTGCTAAAGATTTTCAACTCCCCATCCTGGAACCACTGCGCCAGCAAGTTAATGGACCCGACCAGGCTGCGGCGATTCGCCTCCAGTGGCGCAAGGTCTGGGGGGATCTCGAAGTTTTCATGATGTACGTTCGCGCCCTTCTCCCTCATGATTTCGGCGCGGGTCTGCTGTGTTCCTGGCTGAATGCCGTTACCGTCATGCGGGGACTTGACCACAATTCCAGGTAAGCCCAGCCCTTCAAAATCTAACTCGCCGTTAGTCGCTTCGTGCCAGTCGTTAGGCGCTGCGCCAACAATCTTTGCTGCCATATAGTCAGGCATATGGCTGTTCGCGTAGTGGTCGCGGTCCTGCTCGCTACTCCATTCGGTGAAAATGTATTTCTTCCCGTCGTCTGGGTTCATAGCCACGCTAACCACAATTGATGGGTCACTAATGCCCGAATAGCCAAAGTCGAGGGCGGACAATACAAGCCAGTGGTCTGGAATCTCAAAGGCCGCGACGGTCACCTGTTCCGGTGCATATGGATAGATAGCGCCGCTGCCCATGACAGGGATTCCAAGACTTCTCATTTTCCGCTGATAGTAGGGAATACGGGCCAATAGTGACTTTTTGACCTCTTCGGTCAGGTGGGGCGCGTCGTCCCAGGTCGCGTTTTGAAAGTAAATCTCTCCGGTGGCGTCATCACGACATTGAGCGTAGAAGTCCGTCGCCCCAACTTCGGGGGTTGCAGTACAAGCAATACAGCCCTTAGTGGTTGTAGTACGTGTCGTACATTGGGCAATGATTTCAAGCTCTCTTTCGGACTGCTCATCAACCCAGGCAAAGACGATTGATTGACCCATGTAGACTGTCTCGTCCTGAGTTGCAGAATAAAAATGAATCTCACTTTCCACCCCTGAAGCGTGTCTAACACGCAATGAAATTAACGATTCGCCACGCCTAACGATGGAATCCCACACAATCAACTCGCGCGGAATTGACCCGGTGCCGTAAGCGTTCGTGTTCCTAGCGTCATTGGTTCCAATCAACTCCTTTTGCAGGACCTTGCGCGTTGAGTCCGAGGAAATACCCACGGCCCACAACGTGCCAGCCTCACAACGGAAGCCGCGCCACCACGCTGGATATAGTCCGGTTGCGTGATAGGCAAATTCATGCGCCGCACCGTATGTCTTGCCGATACGGTTAGCGGCGGACAGGTAGCGAAGCAGAAAGCTGGACCCACTTTCGAACCATTTGACCTGGTAGTCATACGGCTGGAACAAGTCCCATTTAAAGTATTTGTTGAAGTGCTGCGCCATTCGAACAACATGGGGATGCGCCTTAATTGCCGCCTTGCCTGCGCGGGCTAATGCCTTTGCTGCTTCGCGGACCTTCTGGCGTTTCTCGAAGCCATCCAGCGTTAGCACGGTCACTTGCCAAACTCCTCAAGAATTCCGTCCAGTTCGTGGTCGTCAATCAGGAAGGTGTCGTTCTCATCCAGAACAACGGGGCCGGATGTCATGACCTGCGGGGCGGACTTGATTGTTTGAATCATGCCTTGTAACGCAATGGCCCTTTCTGTTGCTTTGGCCTTTGGGTTGTTAAGCACTGCGATGATTTGAGCGCCTACCCCCCCAACCGATTCAAAGGCGGCAAGGTCCCTTTGCGCACTGATAGCGCGGGCTGCTGCTGCCTGGCTGTTTTGGAATGCCGCCAGTTGCTGGAAGTGTTTGGCCTTTGGTTTTGCGCCTGGTGGAAGGAATCCGAGCGCCCTCATCAATCTTGTTTGTTCTTGAACTGCTCTTTTGCTTGCGGTCAGCCTGTCCTTTGCTGCATCCGCCTGCATTTCTGCGCGTGTTGCCACTCGACTGTACTCCCTAGTGAGTGCGTTTTTCTTTAAAAACCAGGCCAGCGAATAAGGCAAATCCCTGCCATCCAGGAAGCAAGACGTAAAAAGACATAGTTCGACCCAAAGGCCAAACTACGCCAGACGTTGAACGCACAACCGCGCCCCTCATGCCTTCCGAGGTTTTCTAACGTCCTTTTCACTCCGGCTACCGCTAACCGTGTTTCGGATTACTGGAATTTTAGCGCCTACGGTCACGCCGTCCGGTGTTCCAGTCTGTTGGCCCTCCGCACTGTTGCGAACTCAATCACGCGTCGGATAGTTACAAAGCCCCCAGGACACACCGCCCCGCTGCGACGTTCGACAATAGCGGGATTCCCTTACCCCAGACTTCCCAACCCCCCGCGTCAGCGGGGAAAAGTGCATATCTGAAGCTCTAGCGCCCAATGGTTAGGGCGCCAGCAAGAGTTGTATCTCTTTTTTAGGATTACATGACGTGGGCGGGGTGCTGCCAATCTGACAGCACGGATTGCTAAAGCGGGGTCTTTTTGGCGGTTAGCTCGTCAAAGCGTTCGTGAAGGGTTTCGGGGTACATTTCGCGGTAAACAGTCCACAAAGTTTTCAATGACTTATGTCCCGTAACCTGAGCAACCTCTTCAACCGTAAATCCGTATTCAAAGAGGCGACTCGCCCCCTCACGACGGGCGTCATGTAAGCGAATATCAGGGATGTTTAGCTTGTGTTTTATATCCTGGAAAAGCTGGCTCATGGTCTTAGGGTTGACCGGGAATATAAATTCAGGGGTTCGGGGCTGGCGCTGGACTATATTCCACGCCTCACCCAGCAGCGGAACAACCATGTGATTCCCCTGTTTCTTGCGCGGGTCTTTGCGGTCACGCACCAGGATAGACCGGGTTTCTGTGTTCAGGTCATCCCACCGGATGCGACACACCTCGCCCAGTCTCATGCATGACCAGATAGAGAACTCAAACAAATCATCATAGCGATTGCCCAAGCGCGAGCGGCGAGCATGAAGGGCTAAAACTTCGTGAAGCCTGACATATTCCTCCCGGCTTATTCTGCGGTTGCGGGTGTTCGATTTTGTCAGGACGTTGAGTCGTTGCAGGTAAATCCATGCGGCGCGGTACTCATCCACCAGCGCCTTTTCTCCATAGAACGGAAGCGCTACATCCAGCGCGGTCTTAACATACGAAAGTTCCGTAGCGACGGTTGACCCGGACACCTTCGCCCGTCGCGTCCTGGCGAACTCTACCCAGCGGGACATTGTTAGCTCAACCAGAGGAAAATCGACGATAGAGTATCGTTTTACCATGCCTAGTCGACCAATCTTGTCTGCCCCCTTTTTCATATTCGGATCTGCTAGATAGCGGTCTATTAGCTCGCCCAGGGTCATTCCCTTTTTCTTTACTGTTACGCCGCTCTCCAGTTCCGCCACGCGGTGAGCGCCCCATGCCTTCGCTTGCGCCTGGCGGGGAAAGGTTTTTGATTCGCGGTGAACGTATACGCCACCCTCTTTAATCCCAACCGTGACGCGGTATCGAGCAACACCTAGCGAGGTCGTTCTTTTTTCGACTGTGTAAAAGGCCAT